GACCTTTACATCCAAGCAATGAGAGAAGCAAATGAGCGACACCTCAGTAACGACCACGCCTTCGACGACTCCGTCGACCCCGCCCCCGCTGCCGAACGACGCGGCGGCTCGCAGCCCGACGGGCGAGATTCTGGAACCGGCCCAGATAGCAGCGCAGAAGCCGACGACACCGGAGACTCCGGAAGCGAAGCCTGGCGAACCCCCGGCGCCGACATCTACGTCCAAGGACCCGGCCAAGCCTGAGGGTGCCCCTACCACCTATGCCGACTTCAAGGCCCCGGATGGCTACACCATCGATCCGAAGACGATCGAGGCCGCGGTTCCGATCTTCAAGGAAATGGGCCTCACGCAGGACCAAGCCCAAAAGCTCGTCGACTTCCACACCTCCCAGATGATCGAGGCCGCCAAGGCCCCAGAGGCCACCTACACCGCCATGCGCAATGAATGGCAGGCCGCGGCCAAGGCCGATCCGGAGATGTCCCGCCACTCGATCGATGGCAAGACTGGCCTGGATGCAGTCAAGATCGATATGGCCCGGGCCCTCAATGCTCTCGGCGACCCCAAGCTCGCTTCCGACTTCAAGGCCGCGATGGACCTGACCGGCGCTGGGGACAACCCGGCTTTCATCAAGACCTTCTGGAAACTTTCCCAATACATTACCGAGGGCAAGCACGTTGGCGGCACCGGCCCCAGCGTCCATGGCCAGCGTCCACCGGGCACCAACGAGCGCCCATCGGCCGCGGCTGCCCTTTACCCGAATCTTCCGCGGTGAGCCTCAGAGAGGTTGAAAGCAATGGCCAGATCACCAGCGAAGATGCATCACCCACCCAATGTTTCAACCTCTCTTAGGAGCATCCCCTAATGGCAACTATTGGCAATCTCGCCCTGACCTACGCTGACTGGGCCAAGCGAATGGACGACGGCTATCGCGTCGCCACCATCATCGAGCTTTTGTCCCAGACGAATGAAATCCTCGACGATATCATCGTCATGGAAGGCAACCTGCCCACCGGACACAAGACCACGGTCCGCACCGGCTTGCCCCAGGGCACCTGGCGTTTTCTGAATGCTGGCGTCCCGAATGCCAAGTCCACCACTGCTCAGATCGTCGACACCTGCGGCAACCTCGAAACCTACGCGGTGGTCGACAAGGACATCGCCGATCTCAACGGCAACACGGCTGAGTTCCGCCTCTCCGAAGTCAAGGCCTTCCTCGAAGGCATGTCGCAGCAGATCGCCGCGACGTTGATCTACGGCAACCAGCACACGAACCCGGAACGCTTCACCGGGCTGGCCCCGCGCTACTCGACCAAGACCACCACGAATGCCCAGACCGCCAACAACGTTCTCGACGCTGGCGGCACGCTCTCGACCAACACCTCGGTGTGGGTCATGACTTGGGGCACTGACACCAACCACGCCATCTTCCCCAAAGGAAAATTGGCAGGGTTGCAGCAGCGTGACATGGGTGAGTGGCCGGTGACCGACTCTGTCGGCAACACCTACCAAGCCTACCGTGAACACTTCAAGTGGGAGATCGGCTTCGCACAGCGCGACTGGCGCTACATGGCGCGCATCGCCAATATCGACGTCACCCAACTGACCGGCGTCTCCGCGGCGAACCTCATCAACTTCCTCGTCCGCGCCCTCTACCGCCTGCCCACCGCCCCGGTATCGGCTACGACCATCCAGACCTCGGACACTCCCGCCGTCCGAGCTGACATGGGCCGTACCGTCATCTACTGCAACCGCATCCTCCGCACCTACCTCGACTTGCAGGCGATGAACAAGACCAACGTCCTCCTCCGCATCGAGGAGTTCAACGGCAAGCCCATCACCACCTTCCGCGGCATCCCAGTCCGTACCGTGGATGCCATTCTCTCGAACGAGGCCCAAGTGGTCTAAGGAGCTACGCATATGATCCTCGATGGTTTCCTCGCTTTCGATACGGCATATACAATGGTGGCTGGTACCACCGGTACCGTGGCCGCACACAACTCCACCAACGACATCGATCTCGGTGTCGCCTCTGGCATCCCCTCTTCCGCCTCTGGTGGTGGTGCCCGTGACATCGGTATCGGTGACGATCCGGCAATGAAGCTGCTGGTGCAGGTCACCACCACAATCACCTCGGGCGGTGCCGGTACTCTCGTCGTCGCCCTCCAGGGTGCCCCAGACAACGGCTCGGGTGCAATCGGCTCTCTCACCACGATGTACACCTCCCCGACGTATGCTTTGGCCACGCTGGTCCAGGGCGCTCGGCTGGCTGACATCGACATGCCGAGGCCTGTGGCTGGACAGCCCATCCCGCGCTTCCTGCGGATGATCTACACGATCGGTACAGCCGCCCTCACCGGCGGCACCATCCAGTCCTACATCGTCCTCGATCGTCACGACCTGCCCGAACAGGCCAACGCAGTCCTCGGTGGCTACCCCGCCGGCATTGTCGTGGCCAACTGAAAGGTCTCCGCTATGTTCAAAGCCTTCATTCGCTCACTCGCGGTGGTGCTGGGATTATTCCCAGCACTCGCCTTCGCCCAGATCGGCACATTCCCTTCTCAGGGTGTCACCACAGGCTACCTGCCGAAGGTCACCTACTCCGCGGCCTTCTTCCTACTCGTGCCGGTCACCACAGCCAACACGGACCAAGTCTGCATCTCCGGTTCCGCCTCAAAGCGGATCACAGTGCAGCGGGTAACGATTTGGGGTACCACAGCTACCGCACCCCAGACCGTTCCGATCAACCTCGTTCGCCGAGTGACCGTGGACACGGGCGGCACCGCCGGTACAACCACAGCCAATCCGGCCAACACGATCTCCAAGCGTGATACAGGCACAGGTGCCGCTTCGGCAACGCTGATCTCCTACACAGCAGCGCCGACGGTCACCGACTCCTCCCCGACCTACCTCGACTCCCAAGCGATGGGAATGCCCATCGTCACTTCTGTGATGGCTCCGACAGCTGCAGACTTCTACTTTGCTCGCGACACAGAGAACAACGTTCAGGGGCCAGTCCTCGTTGGTGCCGCGGCTCAAATCTGTGTCAACAACGGTGCTGCCCTGACCAACGCTTCGGCCTGGAACGGCGTCATCGTTTGGACGGAGGAGTAAGCAAATGCTCTTCGCCCCGGTCAGTTACGACGACTTCCTTCTCATCTGTGGTGGCCTGGGAGCTCCTGACGCAGTCTTCTACCATACAGACGGCACCTACTTCTTCATTCACGCAGCGTACAAATCTTCTTCCATCTGCGTGAAATGTGTCAACATCACCCCGCCGCCGCCAAGTTTCTCTACCGACTTCCCGGCGGCGATCCAACTCAGCAACTTCCTTGGCTCACCATAGAGGCTGTTATGTCCCGCTTCAGCGCTGTATTAGCCTTCCTCCTAACCCTCGCTAGTGCAGCGCTGGCGCAGGTAGCCACGCCGCCAAACAACGTCCCGATCGTCTGTGGCCATAACGACCTAGCCCAGCAACTGACCTCAGGACAAACTGGTTTTGTTCAATGTGATGGCTATGGTAACCTCCAGATAACAGGCAACAACACCGTCCCTTCATATTCCTCGGCGATTGTTAATCAAGCCTTTACCGTTGCAGGAGACATCTACTGCATCATCGGCTCGGCCACCAAGACAGTTAAGATCAAAGGCATTCGTGTCTCAGCCACCGCTACTGCAGCCATCGTCGGTGATGTCAGCATCATCCTCCGCTCAACTCTCGACACAGGAGGTGGTCTAGCCTCGGTTCCTGTAGTGAAAATGGACCAGAACAACCCAGCCCCATCCGCTACGGTCAACTCCTTCACTTCAGCCCCGACCCCTGGCACATCCCTCGGCACTGTACGTGCCCGTAAGCTTGCTGGATCAACTCAAGGCAACTCCGCTTCTATGTCCGAAGGACTATTCCAATTCTCTGTATATTGGGACCAGCCAATAGTTCTTCGAGGAACTACACAGGCCGCTTGTGTGAACGTATCGGCCTTTGGCGGTGGGGCTGTCTTCGACATTGATCATGAACACACCGAGGAACCTAACCAATGAAAAAGCTTCTCCTTGCCTTCATTCTGTTCTTGGCCTCGATATGTGGGGCGCTGGCCGAGAACACGGTTGGTCCGACCAACCTCATTCTCTGCAACAAATCCGCCTCTGTGACTGCAGCCGCGGCCGGGACGGTCTCAGCCATCACAGGCGTAGCCGGTCAATCCATTCAAATTTGTGGTTGGGAAGTGACTTCGGCACAATCAAGCGTCACAACCTTCCAGTTCGAATGGGGCACCCAAGGCGGCCCCTGCACCACACCAACAACCTTCACCCCAGCCCTGAACATTACTTCCACAGCCCCATCGGTCGACCGCCAGCAATACGCTTGGATGTCAGTCCCAACCGGGGCTCAGGTATGTATGGTCACTACCGGTGCCACTCTAGGCATCGCTGCAATCGTCTACTACGCTCAATACTAACCAGCAAAAGGAGCCTAACATGGCAAGATGGAAACTAACCGAACCGCACTACCTCAACTGCCCCGACTGTGAATGGGAACTCGTCTCCGCCGACAGCCGCACAGGCCGTCAGGTGAAGAAGAAGTTCAAGGTCCCCCGTCACCTCGACCCACGGACCGAAGACGACTGGAACTTCACCTCCCCCAACAACCGCATGGACGGCGAAATCCATGTCTGCTGGGCCGGTAAGGGCCAGCCCCATGACATCGTCTTCGAAGGC